CAAGGAAGGTGACACCGTTAAGACTATACGTTTTGGCGATCAGAACATGACGATTAAGAAAGATCAACCTGCACGTCGTAAGTCGTTCAGAGCGCGTCACAAGTGTGACACAAGCCCACCCAGTAAGCTCACAGCTAGATACTGGTCATGTAAAAAATGGTGAGACTATGGCTAAAGGTGTAAAACATTACAAACGTGACGGTACTGAGTTTACAGGCAATACGCATAAAATGCCTAATGGCTCAATACATTCAGGTAAAACTCACGGAAAAACATCAGTACCCCTTTTTCATTTTGAAGAGCTGTCTAAGACGGCAAAGGAGAAAGCAATGCCCGGTTATGGAATGAAGTCAATGAAACCTAAGAAAAAAAGTCCTGCTTTACCTAAGCGTGGCCGACGTACAGTTACCAACAAAAAAAGTAAAAAACCAACACGTCCGGGTGGTCAACGAGGTTATTAATGGCTAAAGCAAAAGCAAAGCCTAAGAAGTCTGGACCTACTCCTAAAAACAAAGCACTGTACGCTAGAGTTAAGGCAGAGGCTAAACGTAAGTTTGACGTGTGGCCTTCTGCGTATGCTTCGGCATGGTTGACTCGTGAGTACAAGAAACGTGGAGGTACTTATGCCTAGAAAGGTTTCTACAGGAGGTGCTAAACGTCCCAAAAAAGGTTTAACCAAATGGTTTGACGAAGAATGGGTAGACGTTAAGACAGGTAAGAAGTGTGGACGTAAATCTGCTAGTAAAAGTAAACGTCCATATCCATCCTGTAGACCTAAAGCTGTAGCTGCTAAGATGACCGCAGCAGAGAAAAAGTCCTCTGCTAAACGTAAAACAGGACCAGCTAAAATTAAACATGCAGTAACAGCGTCAGGACGTAGAAGAAAAAATACAAGAAACGCTTGACATTTAACAAAATGTATGGTATAATATTACTATACAGTAAACTTTAGAGGAAACTATGACACCCGAGCTTGAAACATACTTTAACAATTACAATGAATTGTTTAATCATGAAGGTTTCAAACAACTCGTTAGCGAGCTTTCTAATAACGCAACACAGTTAGCAGATATACAAACAGTAAAAGACCAAGAAGATTTATATTATCGTAAAGGTCAAGTAGCTGCTTTTGCAACTGTTATTAATCTACAAGGTACTATCGAGGCTGCCAGAGACCAAGCTGAAGCTGAAGAAGAAGACCCTGTAGATGTATAAAATATATGACTTCCGTTGTACTAACGGACATGTCTTTGAAGAATTTGTAACGTCAGGTACTACAACCAGTAGGTGCGGTTGTGGTGCTAACGCTACAAGAATGGTATCTGCCCCGTCTTTTCACCTTAATGGTTCCGATGGTTCATTCCCCGGAGCGCACATAAAATGGGTTAGGGAACACGAAAAAGCAGGTAATAAATAAACATCTCCATAATGATTATAATCACGGAGTTTAATAATGTCTAGAGCAATGATGATTGATCCACAGCCTGAAGAGGACAACGTGGACGAGATCGAAACCAACGAAGTTAACGAGATTCAACAAGAAGTAGAAGTTGAGCAACCTCAAGAAGAAGCTGCACTACCTGATAAATACCAAGGCAAGTCTTTGGAAGAAGTTGTACAGATGCACCAAGAAGCTGAAAAGCTTTTAGGTCGTCAGTCAGGTGAGGTAGGAGAACTTCGTAAAGTCGTAGATGATTATATTTCTACGCAGACACAACAATCAGCACCTCAACCACAAACTGTTGAGCCTGAAGACGATATTGACTATTTTACGGACCCTCAAGGCGCAGTTAATCGTGCTATTGAGAATCATCCTAAGATTAAAGAAGCCGAGGCGTATTCTTCTAACTATAAGAAACAGTCTGCTCTTGCGGAGCTTAGTAATAAGCATCCAGATATGCAAGACATTCTTGGTGATCCCAAGTTTGCAGAATGGATCAAAGCTTCTAAAATTAGGACTCAGTTATTTGTAGCCGCTGACCAGCAGTATGATGCTGACTCTGCTGATGAACTTTTCTCACTCTGGAAAGAACGGAAAGTTGTAACAGAGCAAACTGCCAAAGTTGAAAAACAGGCACGTAAGCAACAGCTAAAGGCAGCTAATACAGGTAACGCACGAGGCAGTGCAGAAACAACCCGTAAAAAAGTATATCGCAGGGCCGACATTATTAAACTAATGAGAACAGACCCCGAGAGATACCAAGCTTTGTCAGAGGAAATTCTACAAGCATACTCAGAGGGTCGTGTAAAATAATCTAGGAGATTAACATGGCTACTGTACCATATCCCGGCGCCACGGGTATTACTGGCAAAACCGAAGCAGCAACTTTCATCCCAGAAATCTGGAGTGATGAAATCATTGCCGCATACCAGAAGAACCTTAAGATGGTTCCTCTTGTAAAGAAGCTTTCAATGACAGGCAAGAAGGGCGACAAGCTCCACATCCCTAAGCCTACTCGTGCTGATGCAAGTGTAAAGGCTGAAAACGCCGCTGTTAACATCATTGCTAACACTGAAAGTGAACTTGCAATCGACGTTAACCGTCACTTCGAGTATTCACGTCTCATTGAAGACATCGTAGAAGTACAAGCACTTAACAGCCTCCGTCAGTTCTATACTGAAGATGCTGGTTATGCTCTTGCTACTAAGATTGATACTGACCTCCACGCTGTAGCTACTGGCTTCGGTAACGGAACAATGACTCTTTCTCCAACTGCGACTAGCTATCAGAACAGTGCGGCCTTCTTTAACAACAACGGCACTACTACTGCGTTCACAGGACAGGCTCTCCCAGCTAACACTGCGTTCGATGATGGCTTCTTCCGTGACATGATTCAGAAGATGGATGACAACAACGTACCTATGGAAGATCGTTGTCTTGTTATTCCTCCTTCTACTCGTAACTCTATCATGGGTATTGAGCGTTATGTGTCTACCGACTTTGTTGGTGGTCAAGTAGTTCAGTCTGGCCTTATCGGTAACTTGTACGGTGTAGACGTTTATGTCTCTAACAACTGTGCAACTATCGCTTCAGGTAAGCGCGCTGCTCTGTTGTTCCACAAGGACGCTGTAGTTCTTGCAGAGCAACTGTCTGTACGTTCACAGACTCAGTACAAGCAGGAGTACCTCTCAACTCTGTACACTGCTGACTGTCTCTACGGCGTTCAAGCATACCGTCCAGAAGCTGGTTTCATCATGGCAGTTCCTGCCTAATAAACCTTCGGGGTCAGCAATGGCCCCTTTTCTTTTTCTGGTTTTAGATTAGGCAAGAGGAAACTTAGCCATGACCAATTATACAAAGACAACCGACTTTGCCGCGAAGGATTCCTTGCCATCTGGTGACTCAGGTAAGATTATTCGTGGTACAGAGTTTGAAACAGAGTTTGATAATATCGCAACGGCGGTAAACTCTAAGTCAGACGCAAACAACCCAACATTCACAGGCACCGTTACTATTGACGGGCTTACTGTCAACGGCAATACAGTTCTAGGCAACGCCGCCACAGACACTGTTACCGTTACGGCAGACATTGCTTCTAACCTTATCCCTTCTGCTGACGACACCTATAACTTGGGCGCATCCGGCGCAGAGTGGAATGATCTCTTTATTGATGGCGTAGCCAACATTGACAGCCTTGTAGCTGATACTGCTGACATTAACGGTGGTACGGTTGATGGTGTAACGTCTGTTAGTCTTTCAAGCGGCAACTTAACATTACCTGACAACTCTAAAGCTATCTTCGGCGCTGGCTCGGACTTGCAAATTTATCACTCAGGCAGTCACTCTATAATTGAAGACAGTGGCACAGGTAATCTATTTATTAAAGGAACAAACCTAAGCCTTCGTGATGCCGATGGTAATGACTTCATTACTATGGTTGATGGTGGTTCTGGCGGTACTGTTTCGCTATTGCATTTGGGGGCTACAAAACTAGCTACCAGCTCCACAGGCATCGACGTAACGGGTACTGCTGTAACAGACGGCGTTCAATCTACAGATGGTGACATTAAGGTTACAACCTCAGGCTCTTTCGCTGGTTTTAATTCTCAACGAGCAGGTGTTCCAAGCTCTGGTGGCTACCAACTTGGGAGGCTGAACTTCGATGCTTATAGCACAGGTACAACATTCGTATCTGGAGCGTCTATACAGTCGTTTTCAGATGGTGCGGCTTGGACATCATCTAGCACCCCTACATACCTGTCTTTCCAAACAACGCCATCAGGAAGCACATCCTTAAAAGAAAGAATAAAGATATCCAACAACGGAGACATCAGCTTTTACGAGGACACAGGCACAAGTGCGAAGTTCCTGTGGTCGGCTAGTGATGAGTCACTGAGTTTAGTCAAAACAGCGTCAGGTGTTACTAAGGCGTTGAAGCTATACAACAATACCGCAGGAGCTAACAACCGTGTAGGAATAGATTTTCACACAGCTAGCACACTATACGGAACAATTGAAGCGGGATATGGTGCGGCTTCGCCTGAGATGAATTTTAAAGTCGGTGGCGTCACTCCTTCACAGATTTTAAAACTTACCTCCACAGGCATCGACGTGTCCGGTAGTGTGACGGCTGATGGTTTGACTGTCGATGGTGAAGGACGTATTGAAGAAACAGGTGCGGCGGCTAGGTTTATTGTTTCTCGTACTGATGCCTTAAA